ATTTTTTTACAGGAGTATTAACCATATCAATCATCACATTATGTTTGTAGTAATCGGAAAAACAAGAGTAAAAATTTCCTCTATAGGGGAATACACTCCAACAGGGATGTCTCAACACACGCACAAGCTCTATCTGGATATTAAAGTTTCCGGAAAGCTGAGAAAGGTCGAATTCGATAACGAAGAAGATCTCGCCAGCACAGTCAAATACCTTGACTCGGCACTTAAGGTTCAATTCGTATGAAAGAGGATTCTGCTGAATTTAAGCTTGCAAAAGAGCTTATGAATATAGCAACTGAGATAGAAGCTAAAAGAGAATCAATTGAAATTGCCAATACAGCTATTGCACAAAAAAGAAATGATGAATCTATGTGGATGTTTCATTCAATAACTGCACTTAAGATGAATATAAAATCATTACAAAAAGAAATCGAAACGCTAAAAACAGTATTTAAAATCAAATTATCACATGAACTATCTAAAACAAATTAAACTAACACTGGACACAGATGTAGTGAAAAATAGATTCGAAGAGATGCTTGGCAAAAAGGCTCCTGGATTTATAAGTTCTGTGTTAAATGCCGTAAACAATAGTGCGCTTCTTCAACAAGCCACTCCTCAGTCTATTATCATGTCTGCAGCAATCGCAGCAACCCTTGACCTCCCAATTAGCAACTCCCTTGGATTTGCCGCAATAGTCCCTTACAGAGATGGGGATTCGGTAGTTGCGCAATTTCAGATAATGTGGAGAGGGCTTGTTCAGCTCGCACAAAGGTCAGGTCAATATAAGAGACTGAATACAACTGAAGTGTATGAGGGGGAAGTTAAATCTCATAACCGGTTCACTGGAGATATAGAATTCGATGAAACAGCAAGAACCTCGATGAAGGTGATAGGATACGTTGCTTACTTTAAACTGATTAACGGGTTTGAAAAACCATATTACATGACAGTCGAGGAAGTCGAAAAGCATGCAAAAAAATACTCGAAAACATACAAGCTTAACAAAGGAAAATGGGTAGATGATTTTGATGCAATGGCAAAGAAAACAGTATTGAAGCTTTTATTATCGAAATATGGCATAATGTCAATAGATATGCAAAACGCAGTGAAATTTGACCAGTCACAGGTAAAAGGTGAATTGAACAAAATAGAGGATGCTGAGGCCATCTTTATTGACAATGACACCACCGAAGAAGATATGGATCAAAGAACCCCGGAAGAAAGAAAAGCAGAGCTTAAAAAGAAAAACAAAAAAGCACCAGAAATGGCCTGATATTATGAGTATATATAAAAATTATTCAAGCGAACAATTAGAGGAGCTTTTTTCTAATTACCTTATAGATAGCTGGTCATACTCTAAACTCTCCACTTTCGCAAGAAACGAGAAGGCTTTTGAAATGGCCTACCTGTATAACGTAAGCGGGAAAATGTCTGCCTCTGCTGTTGCCGGACAAGCTTATCACAAAGCTCTGCAGTTATTCTTTAATAACTTAATGACCGGAGAGAGCACAGATGTAATTGATCTTCAGAATGAGGCCTATGATCACATCAGTGATGTTCCAGCCAATAAATGGAAAATACAAAAAACTAACCCTACAGTAGATAACTGTATTCAATCAGCAATCGAAGACTCAACCAAACTGATAAACAACTTTCTTTCTGAGGTGCAGATATACTTATCTGAGATAAAAGAAGTAGTTCATGCAGAAGCGAAAATGACCTCCTGGGTTACGATAAATGGCGTAGATATTCCTCTTCCGCTTCATGCTGTAATTGACCTCGTAATTATCACGAATGACGGCAAAAAAGTTATCATCGATCACAAATCAAAAACCAAATTCACCTCAGAAGAAGAGCTTGCATTCTTAATAGGGAAACAATCTATCACCTATGTGAAAGCATATGAAGATCAATCGGAATTTAAAATTGATGAGGTTTGGTTTATTGAAAATAAAATACCAAAAAACAGAGATAACTCTCCTCAACTACAATGCTTCAAGTCTGTAATGGACGAAAGCACAAGGAGGCTATATGAAGCCATGCTGTATGAGCCACTAAAGAGGATGATCCAGGCTGTTAACGATCCTGATTATGTGTATCTGATTAACGACACAGATAACTACAATGACAGGGCTGAATTATACGAATTCTGGGCAAAGACAATGTTGGCAGAAATAAGTGATTTTGATATCCCTGAAAAAAGAAGACCTCAGATTGAGGCCAGACTAAGAAAGATCCGGGACTCTTCGCTTGCAAACATAACCCCAAAGGTTTTAAAGAACTTCAAAAAATTTACAGAACAATTTATTCCATACGATTTCACAAACAAAGATATGACAACACAAGAAAAAATAGAACATGTATTGCGCTCATTTGGCATTATGGCTAAAGTTCAGCACATCTTCGAAGGTTATTCTTCGACATCCTTCCTGCTTGAAATTAACGCAGGAACCTCAATCTCTCAAATCGGTAAGTACCGGCTCGATATAGCCAATGCGCTTAACGTTCCCAATGTAAGAATCCAGAAGGATCTTTATGTATACGAGGGAAGATCGTATCTCGCTGTAGAAACGGGAATAAAAGGATCAGGCATATTGTATTGGGATGAGTCATTTTTGTCAGAAAGTAAGATCCCAATCGGAAAAGATAATTTTGGAGATGTCGTTTTCTGGGACACAAACAACCCATCAACTCCACATGTTATTGTGTGCGGTGCTACCGGATCAGGAAAATCGGTATCTCTTATATCAACAATCGAATATGCAAAAAGTGCTGGATTTGATGATGTATACATATTTGATCCAAAGCATGAATTCAAAAACTATGCGAATCGTGGATGTACCGTAGTTAATGAAATAGAAGACATCGAAGCTACTATGTCACTTCTTGTTGGTGAGATGCAATCAAGAGTTAAATCTCAGACCAAAAGAAAAACATTGATTGTATTTGACGAATTTGCAGATGCCGTGGCCAATTGCAGGAAAGGTAACGAGCTTAAAATATACGAAAACATTCAAACTGGAGTTGGAAAGTGGAAGAGAACCTGTACAGGATCAGAAAACTCCCTTGAAGAGAACTTAAGAATTCTGTTACAAAAAGGACGTTCATGTGGCATGAGGATCGTAGCGGCCACACAGAGAGCTTCCACGAAGGTTATAACCGGTGATGCCAAAGTAAACTTCCCGGTTCAGATCTGCTTCAGGGTTCCTAAAGATATAGATTCAATCGTTGTTATAGACGAACCAGGAGCAGAGTCTTTAAATGGAAGAGGGGATGGATTAATAAAATCACCTGAGTATATGGGAGTTGTTAGATTTCAAGCGTTTTACTATAATAAATAATCGAAGATGAAAAAAGTTTTAAGTTGCAGAATCATAATAAGAAGACTCAATGTGGTTGACAATAAAAGGATATTTTTGGAAGTGCCGGGATTTAACGAGATCGAAAACGAGCTCACCGATACATACCAGACGATTGGAAAAGTTCCTAAAATAGGAGAAACAGTAGGATCTCTTGAGATATTAAACAAAGAAAGTAACAACAAGCTAATCGTTTTAATTGTATGATAATAACAAGCTTTGAGGATCTTGATAAAGAATCCCAGGATATAGATTGTGAATTAAGCGTTGTTTTGCCAGACGATATCAACTCAATAATAGAAAGAGGCAGCACTCTTTCTATTATAATGAACCGAACAGGTAAAATGCTTGCT